CGAAAATGCGAGGTCCTACAGGCGCGCCACAGGCGGCCAAGGGGTCCGAGGTGTTGCACGCCTATTACCTTGAACAGAAGGGAAAAGCTGTGACCGCCCACAGTCACGTTAGGGAAAGGGTTTGTGTCGTAGAACCGATACAATCATACCAGTTTGTGAAGAATTTCACGGACTATGAGCCAGGGCCCGTGCCTATGGAACCCTTTATGAACCCGATAGCCGATCAGGCGTACGTAGCCGAGCGTACCAGAGGCAACGATGAGGCGTCCATTTCCAAAAGAGTCACGCAGCCACAGAAGGCTGCGAAAGAACTGCAAGCATTAACGCATATGCATTGGAAATGGGTGGACGACTTCACTGACCTCATGTTGGAAACGCATGGCAGCAAATTACACCCGGTCAGCTACGAGCAGGTGCACGAGAAACAGAAAAAGAGAACGCAACGTGCGATCTTGGATGCAGCAGAACATATTCATGATGACGGTTCAGCCCAAGCCATGCAAAAGGCCGAAGCTTATAGCCGCCCGAAAGCACCAAGAAATATCACGGTTATGCAACCTCGTTCCAAACTGGAACACAGCAAGTGGATGTACGGTTTTCATGAGATTATGACCTCGCAGCGTTGGTACGCTTTTGGGGTCAAACCTACATTTGTAGCCGAACAAGTCACCCAGCTGTGCGCCAGCGCAGATTTCTGGACTGATACGGATTTTGAGACCATGGATGGTTACGTCAACTGGGTGGTGAGAGCCATCGAGAGAGTTAGCGTGGCCAAGTTCTTTGATAAGGAGTACCATATGGAACTTTTGGCCTCAATGAGAGCACAGACGTTTCTCAACGTGAAGACACGTTTTGGAGTCAAGTACGATAGTGAGGACACGCGAGCGTCCGGATCTGCCGAAACTAGTGATTTCAACACGTTCCTCACGGGACTCATCAGCTACTTCGCATTTCGAATGTCACGGAAGAAGAACGGTGCGTTTTACGACGCCCGGGAAGCTTTCGATGCGCTCGGAATTTATGGAGGAGATGATGGAGGGACGCCTAACCTGCCCCCTGACAACATTGTCAAAGCTGCGCGCTTGTTTGGACAGAAGGTGAAAGCCACTGTCATAGCGCGAGGAGACATGGGAGTGCAGTTCCTGGCCAGATGTTACGGGCCTGACATCTGGTATGGGGACTGCAACTCCGTGTGTGATATCAAGCGTCAATTGACGAAGTTTCACGTTACCTCCAAGTTAAATGGCATATCTCCGAG